GTCTGATATTGAGGAGTTGCTGCACTTGCATATAATTGTTTTAACTGCTGAGATTCTTTTTGCTTGCGGACTAATTCAGATATTTGTGTACCTTTAAGCATCTCATTTAGGCTTCTATCCATTGCACCTTGATAACCACTATATCCACCTAACAAAGCCTGACCAATTGCTTGACCTGTACCTACTGGTCTTGCTTGCGCTCCAGATAGTGATAATAGTTGAGCAATAGCATTTAAAGCACCCATATTTAGGGCTTCATTTTTCATCTGCCCATATTGTTCTTGCCCAAATAATTGAGCTAATGGATTTGTGTCTAATAGTGCCATTTTGTTATCCTAACAATGAATATATATTCGGAGTTGATGCTCTTGGAGATTGTAATAAATTAAGAGTTGGTGAGTAATCTACACCAGCTTTTTTCATTTGACCGCCTGCTCCTGCTTGCATAGGCTGTAATGGGTTTACTTGCTGACCAAATAATTGATTGCCTAATTTTAAAGCATTTATAGCATTTTTTGGTGTTAAAAGAGATGGTGTTGCATAGTCAGCATTGTATTTTAGTAAGTCTTGTGTAGCTTCTTTTACACCTTCAGCCATTGGATTGCCATAAGCACCTGTGTTTACATCAGGAGTTGGAAAGTCACCTACTTGGTCTCCAATAATAGGAGTAGTCACTTGTGATGCTGAATAAGCATTAAGACCTGTATTTGCTAAGTTTTGTGCAATAGCTTGCTGTGTTAATCCCTGTGTAGCTAATCTAGCAGCATCATTAGCAACAAACTCCTCAACACCACTTTGAGCTAAAGTAGATGCAATTTGAGACTCTGAAAGACCTTGAGCAGCTAAATTAGCAGCATCAGTAGCAGCAAAATCTGCACTTACCGCTAATTCACTTAATACTTCTGGTGCAAATTCTGAAAGTAACTCAGGAGCATAATAAGCAGCAACTAATAAAGCAATTTTTTCTGGATTATCTAGTAAACCTTCACCAACATTTTTAGTAAACTTTACAGGGTCTTTAACAAAAGCACCTACTGTATCAACAGCACCACCAACTGTATCACCAATAAAATTACCAATGCTTGAAAAAAAACTACCAAAACCAAACTCAATTAATCCTGTATCTGGGTTAATAGTCCCAGCACCACCCAAGTCTTTTAAAAGCTGGGCTTCTTCTGGGGTAATATGGGCTAATACTGTATCGCCATTATTTCCATAGCTTTGCAGTAACCCAGCAACTTGTTTGATATTTGTATTCATTAGAATAACAATCCACCCAATGCGCCACCTAAACCAGCACCAGCTAAACCATATCCCATGCCTGCACTAGAAGTTAAGCTAAATGGATTACCGCTTAAATATGAACTTAAAGCCTGACCACCTAAATAGCCTAGACCAGCACCAGCAGCAGTATTAATTAATGGATTGCTAGGCAAGTTTGTTGTTGATTGTTGAGTTCCAAAGCTACCCATAGGTGAGCCATATACAGAAGATAAGTAGCCAGATAACTGTTGGTATGGTAATTGCTGACCAAACTGGAATCTTTGCATCTGCTCTTGCAATGGTTGAGCAGCAATAGCTTCTCTAGCTGCACCAATTTGTGCTAACTGTTGAGAAGGTAAATACTGCTGACCATAGATGCTTGGAGCTGCTGCTGCCAATTGAGCCTGAGCTAATTGTGCTTGTTGCTGTAAGCCTCTCTCTTGCTGGTACTGTTGCCCTGCAATATTAGAAGTAATATCTCCTAAAGCTCGACCATAACCCTCTGTAGCTTGTCCTAGAGCACCTTGCATTGCACCAGAACCATAGCGACCAGACTTAGAATATAAACTAGCAATACTTGGTAGCACTTGATTAGAGAACTGTTGTTCTAATGGTCTAGTAGCAGCTTGCATCATCTGTTGCTGATAAGGGTTACTACCTAAGAACTGACCACCGGCAGTAGCACCAATGCCACCCAATGATTGTTGGTAGGCTTGTTGAGCCTGTTGCAATACAGGACTTGCCTGAGTTGCTAGAGCCTCTTGTTGAGCTAGAGCCTGTTGAGTTTGAGCAGAAGGACTGACATAGGTTTGACCTTCAAAAAATCTAGGTTGCTCACCAGTCAAGAATAAACTCTGCGCTCTTTCCAAGCCTGTTTGCAAATAAGGCAATAAAGCTGGGTCAATGCTAGAAGTTGAAGTTGTTGATTGAACTGCCATGATGGTTTCCTTTTATCCTACTACTATATATTTGTAAGTTTTGTTTGCCGTACTATTGGCAAAATGAGTAATTACTGCACTTCCATTTGTTTGTGAACTAATATAAACATTGTCCATTGCATTAGGAGCTACATATTGCATTGTTGCTATAACTGATGGTGTTGCTGGTCTTGTTGGGCTAGTTTGTGTTGGCAGTTGTTCTATTGAAACTAGTGTACTTTCTGCTCGCCATACAATTTCTACATAATCATTCGCTACAAGTTCTACAAAATAATTTATAGCTCCAATAAGATGACCATAAATACTTGCGCTTTTTCTTGCTGGCACAGTAAACATACTATTTGATGCTGTAATATCAGTACCATTTTTTCTAAACCAAATATCTACAGTATGTTGTGCGTTATCTGTATTTTGTAACTGTACGCTAAATTGCAGATTGTAAATACCAGCATTTCTTACATTCATCCTAGAGCTATTAGACAAATAAACACCATTAGAAAAATCTGTGGTGTTAAATGTCATTGGATATGCAACTGTAGTGCTTGCTGCTGTTTGGTCTGTAGAGTCTTGAAAAGCTCCATAAGGCGCAGTATCAGCAATAGCAGCAGCAGAGCTTGGAGCTAATAAGATAACTGAATCTATACCAATTCGAGCATCTGTAATAGTTGTAGTTGTTGCATTGCCTGTTGCTAAAGTTACAGTACCAGTATTATTTGTCTTGCCATTCATAATGCCATTGACTACTTCAGCAACACCTCGCTGGTCTGAGCCGAATGGTGGCAACAATCTATACATTATCTTCCACCCATAGGAACAAGCTCAACATCAGCACCGATAGCTGTTTGCCAGTTATCGCCTGATGGAGTAAATTCTAATTGGTGGTATCTTCCCATGCTTCTAATTGAAACCCTATTCTCTGAATCAGCAGCACTTGCTGTGCCAAAAATTACTTGCTCTGATAGTAGGTTTCTAGAAGATATAGCCACACTAGCAGAACCATTGTCTACAATAGGTTGGACTAAAGTTAAGGCAGTCTTACGATTTTCAGCCGACAAGTCTCCTGTTTGAATTGTAGCAGTAAGATTAGCTCCTGTAAATGTTACTATTTTTGCATTTCTTACCCCAGCAAACATCATCTTTCCACCAATCCATTGACGAGAATCTAGGCTTGTTGTTAAGGCATCAATACTGGTTGAGAAAGCATCTAAGCCTTCTAGACTTACAGATGGAGTACTAGCATCAGCCACTCGGTCTACATCCGTATTACCAGATGACCATTTTTTAGTTTCAAAGTTATAAATCAATAACTTATTGACATTACCGCCTTGACCTTTAGCAGCATAAGACCAAATTACTAGGTTTCTAAATGGGTCAATAGCAGCCGACATATTACTAAGGAATACTTCATCTACATCACTATAGAAGAAGCGATTTACCTTTTCATTACCGATAGGAATAATATTCTGACCTTCACAGGCATAGAATCCATCATCAGATAAGAAGAATGATACCCCTTGGTACTGAATAATAGAGTTAGCCTCATAGCACCCTAAGTTTCTAGAGATATTGTCAAACTGGAACACTAAAGGGCTACCAACATAGGACATTCTATGAATTGACCTATCCATAAAGATTAAGCCAAATTCACCACCTGTAATACCAACTACTGAGCCACCATCAGGAATATCTTGAAAGTCTGCTTGAGTAGTTGCTGAAGTAGTCCAGCTAGTTTCATCATTAAGTGCAGACCATTGAATTCTTGAAGAATAACCAGAATCATTAACATAACCAGAAACTACAAAATCTCTAACTACAGTAACATATCTAGACTTTGGTGCATCAGCAGCCAAATTAGCCCATGCTGTAGAAGTGCCTAATAACCATCCTTGTAATCGGTCAAATCCATTGGCTGCAATCAATCTATGCCCAAACTGTGTAAATCTCCATCTTTGACCATTAGGAGTAGCATAAGTAGAACCAGATACATCATCCAAACTTAAATCTGCTGTATCTAACTTATATAGATTTGTTTCGCTTCCGGCAAAGATACTTGTAGTTCCATCAGGGTTTCTACCAGCTACAACATTGGTTAGATTCTCTGAAGCTGATTGTGAATAGTCCACAGGAGATGGGATAGCTCCATAGCCAATAGCCTTAGAAAAGACATTATTAGCCTTTACCAATGCGCCTGTCACAGAAGGTTGGTCTGGAAGCCACTCGCCAAAAGTTATTCTTTGATTCATTTATTTACCCATTGTGCTGTGCCATTAGATACAGAAGCCCATACTGATGAGCTAACCGATACATCTGTCCATGATTCATTGCCTGCGCTTATGTCTGTCCAGTTAGGATTCTCAGGAGTTTCTGGAGTCCAAGATTCATTACCTATCTGGTCTAAACTCCAGTTATCACCTAGGATTACCCCTACACAACTAACAGTAGCTGAGTTACTAATTGAGCCTGATGCGCTAAATACTGCATTTGCTGAAGCTGATACTGTCGCAATGCTTGTAATCTCTGCAATGCCTGAGTATTGAACTCCACCCAATGCTATAACTGTTGATAGTCCATTAATTGCTCCAGATGAAGTTCTTATCCTGATAGAGTCAGCAGATACAGTACCACTTGCAGATATTGAGCCAGCACCAGATAAAACTCTTGCGCCATTCGCTGTAACTGTTGCGCTAGCAGTAATTGAACCAGCTCCAAATCTTTCTCTAAAAGCATTGGCTAAAACAGTCGCTATTGAGTTTACTGAGCCTGTGCTAGTCCTTACCCTAATTGCTTGTGCAGATACTGTTGCAGAGGCTGTAATCGAGCCTGATGCCATTCTTATGACATCTGCATCTGCTGTAACTGTTGCTGTGCATGAAACTGAGCCTGTAGAAGTCCTAATTCTTATTGAGTTAGAACTAACACTAGCCGAGCTTGTAACACTTGCTACACCAAATCTATCTCTAAAAGCATTAGCTGAAACACTAGCTGTAGAGCTAACAGAGCCATCACCATAGTAAATAAAAGTGCCAGCATCATTGTAATAAGTACTATCTAAAGAAAAAGCCAGCCCATCTATGCTTGTGCTAAATAAATCTAGCTGTTCAAGACTAAATGGTGATTGAATATCTGCTGGCATGATTCATCAAGCCAAAGTTACTGATAAGCTACCTATTGCAATCTTGAAAATATCGCCTGTTTCAATAGTCTTAGAAGTATCTAAGGCTGTATGGAATAACAGGTTTCCTGTTGTAAGAGCATCATGCAGACCGATAAAAGCAACTGTTCCCCAGTTACCTGTAGCTTGTGCGAACTCTACTGCTGCGCTGTTAGTTGATACACCATTGCTAGGTGCGCCAAAGGTAACAGCAACTCGAGCATAAGAGCCACCTGATACTTCAGTACCAGAGCCAGCATCTGTAGGGTCAGTAGTGAATAAGCCTACATAAACTGTAGTTGGACTTGTATAGCTTGTATTGCGGAGAACTGCATTAATTACTGCATTTTCCAAGTAGTTTGACATTTCAGCCATGATATTTCCTTATCTAGATGTTACTTTCA